AGGCCGCTGTTCGCATTCGAATTGTTGCCCGACCGCAGAGGGACACGGCTTCGCCCGGCTGTGTACCAATGGCCGTCGGAATAGTTCTCGTTGTATTTGCTTGTGTCAGTGGTACAGCGAGAGGCTATCATGTCGCAATAGCGGCCATGTTTGACACGGGCGACACACATTCCGTTGGTATCCGTGATACCCTGCACGACACGCTCCGTCTTAGTGAGCGGATTATAGATATGCCACTTGGCGTCAATCGGGAACGCTGCAACCTCTGCATATCGCTGGCGGCGCATTTCTACAAAGCTCGGCACATTGACCGCTACATTGTCCTGCCACTCGGAGTTACAGCCGACATAGTTCTGAATGCCGAAGATGATATTGCCTGTGTTACCGCCATTCCAGCGTCTGGTCACGTTGCCGTAGGCGTTCATGCCGTTGGCACCGGTGGAATATCCGGAACCGCAACCATAACCGCACACTGCCTGAACATCGCGATCACCTATGATGCCGAGAACAAGGTTATCAATGTCAATTCTCATCTCGTAGTCGATGCTGTAAAAACCGGGGCCGCGCATACGACACAGATTGATGAGGTTGGCGGCGGAACCCGTCATAGTTGATGAGGGTACCGTGGCGTTGGTAAGATTACCATCGTTATCATACTGCCAATCGGGATTGATGGTATTGTTGTTCTCGCCTCGCTTGGTAACGGCACCGCTGATTGAGCGGGCGCGCATAAGAGAGTCAAGTGTCATACCATACACGCCTACGAGTTCACGGATGGCAGGGTTGTCAAGGGAGCCACCGATATACACCCAATCGGGTTCTATCGCCTCGACTGCCGAGCTGTCAACGGCTATCGCCTCCAGATTGTCAAATCCGACAGGTGATGTAAACACGATTTTGACCGCTCCGTTAGGAACATCCGTATAGACATACTCGCCGTTCACAAAGTCGAACAGTGCGGCACCGACGCTCATGTTGAACTTCTTGATAACCTTTCCATCTTCTCCGACAAACACGGCACCAATCATGGCGTTGTTGACTCCGGGCCAGCGGACTTGTTTCATACCCGCAACATCAAGTTCGTAGACATTCATGTTGGGGTTGTCGGTAATCTCATAATCTCCGCCGGCAACAACATTGTCGGTGAAGATTGCGGCAAGAGATTTTACCATAATATCGGCAAGATGCTTGCGGTTCACCCTTGTTGCGGTTGAGATGGGTTCATTCGGACATGAGCTGATGAAGGTGTGCTTCTCCTGAGTCTTGAAGTCGTTGACACCCTTACGCCAATGGGGGTAAATGTCTTTCATGATGTCGAAACCCTCACCTGCAAGGTCGGCCGGGTCATAATCCGTGCCGTCTTTCATCTTGCCATAATCGGCATCGCTGATTTGGCGGAGGTGCATTTTGCCATCACGGGAGTTGAGCGTGGCTTTGTAGGCGTGGCTCAGTTCTTCGATTTTCGCCCAGTGGCCGGGAACGGTGTAAGCATTGCCGAACTTGTAGCCCGTGCTGTCATCCATGTTGGTTATATTCTCGGTGTCGTTCTCAAAATCTGAAAAGCAGATATGAGAATACTGTGAGTTGATAACCTCCAATTCGGGGAAGTAGCGGTTGAGGCTATTGAGTCCGGCGAGACCGTCGCTATCCTCTTCCTTGATGAGTTCTGTAAGAATCCATCGGCCGATCACACCTGAACACTGATTGCTTTCCTCATAGGCGGCGCCGGAGGCATCAAGACCTATGGCACCGGAATTGCGGAGCAGTCGCAGAACGGTAACGGATGCCGTTACGTTCACATCGGGTATTCGTACCTCTCGGATGGCACCGGCGCGGGCCACATCAAGCAGAAGTGTCTCGGTGTCGATATACTTGCTACCCTCAACCCAAAGGCGCGTGATACTGCCGACACTTTCAATGGTAAGACCGCCGGGGAAAGAGAGGTTAGGCAGGTTGACGAGTTCAAGCGATGTCATTGTAGCCGGGAGTGTCAGCGTCTCAATCGGGGAAGTCTGTGCAAGGTTACACGTTGTCAGCTCCGTATTGTTGGCGATGATGCTTTCAACACGAGGGCATCCGCTTGCGTCGATACTCGTAGCCGTTGTGAGGCTGACATCAAGCACACGCAAGAACGGCAAATCGCCAAGAACTATTGAACCGAGGGGGTTAAAGCCGTTAAGCGAGGTATTTGCCGAGTGTTTGTTACCGCCAAGGATAATCTCTTCGGCAAGTTCCAGCTTGCTCAAATCGTCAAAGTGGAACGCAAGCGACATCTCTGACAGGTCAATGCGACTCATTCGCCCGGGATTGTAGATGTAGAGCAGCGCACCCGAATCGTGTGCAAAATCAGTAAAAGCATGGCTCTGACCCGCCTCGAGATAGACGGTTTCAGACAACTGACCGCTCGCATCATTACCTATACCGAAGTAGCCCGTAGCGGCTGCCGTGATATAGATTTTGGATTTAGAGGAAATTGCCGACACACGACCGCTGAGGGGATTGGTGAAGAAATCGCCGGTCTGATAGTAACCGTCGCGGATTGCCCAACGCTGCTCGATGAATCGGGGTAGCGATGTCAAGCCGAGACCATGCAGGGCATAGAAGTATGGCATATTGGCAAAGTGTGTCTTGTCAATATACTTTGATTCGCAATCATAGGTCGCTATGGTCTTGGGCCAGAACATCAGACGGCTCTCTACAAAGAAATACATTGCGCCATCCGGTGAGAATGGAGCCATTGTCTTTCCGCCAATCTCGGCTGTCTGATTGCGCATTCGGTTCACAACGCTCTTTAAGGAGATTGTCGTTACTCCGAGATCGTTGCTATTCCAGCACTCTTGCTGACGGTCGATATTGTTGAACAGCACGGAGCCATAACCCATGTAGGGGTTAGTGTATCCGGTAGCCTCATCAGTCATCTTGTTGGGGTCAACCTCCGCATCAATATCGCGTCCACCGTCGTTGTCTGCTCCGTTGCAAGTATCGCAGTCATACACTTTATTGAGATACATTCGGGTTGGCTCCATGTTGCGGTAGCCGGAGTAAACGCCATTCTCAACAGAACACCCATCTTCAAGGAAGAACATAGGCTGCATATTCTTTGCACGCTGATCGACGGCGGCGAGATAGTCGGTGAACGCGGTGTATGCCATAGCCGACTCCAGCGACATATAGCGATAGGCGTTCTCCTTCCATATCTTCTCCCATCCCGTTACTTTAGAATAGTCGCATGAATCAAAGAACCTGAGCATATTGAACAGGTCGTAAGGAACCTTTTTGCCGAGTGCCAGGTCTTCCTGAAGCTGATCATCATCGACCATACACTCAAAGTAGTATGTCCAAGCCGGGTATTCAGTGGCAGCGAGTCCGAGTTTGTTCACCCATGAGGATTTCTGCGTAGTCGGTTTCATCATATCCTCGACAGTGTTTACACCCTGCCACCAGTCCATTCCGGCATACTGCAACAGTTCATAACCCGTCACGGGGTTAAGAACATCTCCAGTAACGACCCATTTCCCGTTTACTTGCTTCATTGAGCCGGTTGAACGAGTCCATGCTCCGTTCTTGTAGCGATATATTGCATAATCTCGACCGCAATACTGAGATATGAGATACACGTTTCCGTGTGCCTTTTCAGTATTGGTTTCGGGGTCTGCCTTGAATCGCGCCTCTGTCTGGGCAAGAGTCTCATCGGGTGTACCGAAATACTCCACAAAATCACCGTAGTTAAGACATCCGAGGTTGTAGCCGGGTGTGTCCTTGAATCCAAGAGCCACCTGCTCGCCCTTATCCTCTTTCCAATTACCACGAGCCTGAAACCAAGCATCCTGCAAGGTGTCTGTCGTTGCACGGAAATAAGCGATGGGGTGATTCTTTGTGGAGTGATCCATCTGAATACCCGTGAGTATATCACCGTCTCCGAGGTCTTGGGTACCGTCAAAGGCGCGTTGCGCCGGCGTGAGGTAAGATGAGCCGAGGGAGCGGAACGTGGCGTTCATGAGGTCGCAAACGCCACAGTCATTCGCCATCGAGCTGTCAGAGTAGTCTTTCTTTACTGTGATAACATCGACAAAATGCCCGGTCTCGTGAACGAATACTTTGTTATGCTTGGCGGCAAGTATCGCCTTACGGCCGAGTTCGGTGCTGTCATCGGGATTCAGCAGAGTTACAGTCGCCTTGAGTCCCGTGGTCTTGTTCTTCTTATTGAAGTTGAATCGGTCATTCTTCTCCGGGCGTTGTGCCGAGGTGGTACCCTGCCGACGCCAAAGAACATTTATCGCCTTAAAGTTACATTCCGGGTGCTGTGGATTGTAGTAGTAAAGCGTGCAGGCGAATTGGTCAGAGGTGGAAGTTCCGCCGTTGAGGGCATAGTCAAAGTTGTTGAACGTGGTCTGATCTGCAACAATGACATAGTAAGGCATACCTTTTGCCGCCATGAGCGACATAGAGGGTTTGCCGGTGGTATCAAGCACATTCTCTTTGTCATACTCGGCAATCATGGCGGTAACATTACTCAGTTTGCAGAGGTAGTTACGGAACGCCTGCAACCATTCCATGTAACTTGAATAAGGCATGATGTAGTTGAGGTTGAAATCGCCATTGGCAGAGTTGAACGTGATGTTCTTGCTTTGGCGGAGTGCGCTTGTACCGGGCTGATAACCGATGGCGGCACATTCCTCACCATTGACATACAGTTTGACAAAGGAATAGTTGATACCCTTGTAGGTAACATACTTTGTGCCGGGTTCCACAACAACGGCAACAGTGATCTTCTCACCACATTTGAATCCGACGCGCTGCTGCTTGGGTGTTCCGTTAAGGACACTGAGGACAATCTCATTGCCGCGAATATAGAAACCCACACCGGCTGTCGGGTCATAGCACTCACAGAGCATAGCGTTCTTATCCTTGATACTCTTTGTAGAGAACGCTAACTGGATTGCGGCTCCGGCAGTCTCCAAAGCGGCAGATGAGAACGGTGCATAAGGAATCTCAGCGGTTACATTCTCTGCAATACGGCATACCGTTTCGCCAAGAACATTGACAAAACCATTGGAGTTATAGTTACAGCCGTTCAGAGTCATCTCATAGCCGTTGTCAATGATTCTGTGGTCGGTCTCGGTGTTGCTTCTGGTGGAGAAATCAAACGAGAACAGCGCACCCTCTTTCAAAGATGCGTCGATAGCAGACCCCTCAACGGTAAGCGTGATAGTTTCACTTTTGCTTGCTCCGCTCCGGGCGTACACATCAAAGCTCTTTGAGCCGTCGGTGGCATATCCTTGTATCTGCTTGCTCACATTGTAAGGCTGACCGATGGGACAATTGACGGTGGTCGCAATATGCCCGTCAATCATCACCTCTACCGGAGTATTGGTCTTGCCGGGAGTATATGCCGCCACATCGACAGATATTGAATCGTACAGGCGCACTTTGCCCTCAGTGCGATCATCGTAACGCATTACGACAATAGGCGTGGCGTTGGTGGAATCAACACACATCACGGCGGTATACACCATATTGCCGACAACGCCGGACGCAAGGTCTTTGCCTTGAATACGGATTGGATATGCACCGTGTTCCAGACGCTCTCCACCTCCGAATACATTGCACGGATTGATGGATATGTTGTGGGAGTACGAATCAACAACAGTGGCAGTGCCGAGTGTACGCCACTCACCGTTGTAGAACATCTCGGTAGTAACGAGAATACCGAGGCGCGTTGACACGTTGTTCTCAAACTTATACATCGGCAGACTCTTGTCTCGGTCCACACCTACCTCAAGGGCTGTCGAGGTCGAGTAGTTGAGGGTCTGTATGCAGGTACAGGTAACATCGACAGCGGTAACGGTGATGGTCTTGGTTCTTCGGTTGCCGTCAGCATCGGTTGCCTGAATGATGAAATCTCGACTTGATGCCAATGTGATGAAGTCGGTGAAATCAAACTTGAATTTCAAGTCGGCGGCACTTGTTGATGAACGCTCGTTCTTGACCTCGCTCCACAGTTCAATGTTCGTAACGGGGTCGATGATACTGATGGTTCGGATTGTTCCGAGAACCTCATCCTCGCCATCGTAACTTACGCTCTTGATAGCCACCATAAGCGATACCTCACTGCCGAAAGCACCCCATACAGCCTGATCGCAGTAGATGGTAAGAGTGCTGCCACCTGCTGTGCCGGCACCGTTGCTCTTGGGAATCTTCACACTGTCCCCGATTGCAGTTCCCGCACGGCTCACTCCCTGGATTATATAATCCGTCGGGTCGGGCACAAGTTCAAGCCCGGCAAACTGATTCTGTTGTAGATCGTAGGCACCCCCGGTGGATAGAGCGTCTTTGCCGTCTTTCTCCGGGGTATCTTTGGTTTCCACCTTACCATCTCCACCATTGCCGAAATCAATCCACTGAGCCTCATTTGTGGCGGTAAGGTCGGTTAGCGCACCTTGATATTGCTTGGTCTCCCAAACAAAGGGATTAGAGGACCGACGATAGGTTATGACCATACCCTCCTTACGATAGTCTATGCCCGTTGATTGTTTGAGGTCAAGCAGAGCCTGAATCGCAAGAGATAGGGTGTAATCCTTATCTTCACATACTGCATTGATATTGACAAAAGGCTCAGAGCCTGCCGACATTCCGGCAAGATCCAGCCAATTCTCCTTGTCGAGAACATCGTTGGTATCAAGTGTCAGTCCAACGTATTTGTAACTTTTCCACGAACCTTTGGCTATGGCAAAAGTTATATCCATACCGATTTTTGCTTTGCCCTGGGCTAAAACTGCGGCAGGAGCATAGTATTTATCGGTTGAATCGTTGAGGGTGTAGAATATCTTCTCCGGGTCGGGTGTCGGGAGTTCTGCTGTGAGGTTATAAACATTACCGACCGAGGCTCCTCCTACCTTTACAAGATTCTCGCCATCGTAACGGTAGAAATCATTTTTAAGGCGGAAAACCTTATCATCTCTGATTGTGCTAAATCCGTGAAATGTGGTGTTGTAGTCAGAGAAATAATAACCTTCGGGGTATTCGTTTGACCACATGCAACAAGTACCTCCTTCATTGGCAGGATAACGACGGAACCACACGCCGGTACTTTGGTCCGGATTATCCTCATAGAACCCATTAAAGGGTAATATCGCAATATCGTTGACGCGTCGGAACACTTGGTTAACTTCATCGCGAGTATTATCCATATCTTCCTGAAGCTGCGCTCCCTCATCTCCGGGGAAAGCGGTACTTGCAGTATGACCAAGAGCAAGGTCGGAGCCGATTGTTACGAGTTCAGACCCACTCCAGCGGAAAGTCTTGTTGTCGGAAGTACAGATATAGACCTTACCTGATTCCGGGACACGACCATTTGCAGAACCCTCTCCAAAGGAGTCTGCATCAATCCAATTACCGTAATAGGTAAACATCGATGGTATAAGTATCGCCCTATCGCCTTCAAGTTGCCAATAGTCCGATACTTTGATAGCACCCTGCACCTCTCCAATTTCTGCGGCGACTGCCGGTATGCTGAGGGCCTTTATGGGGCGTTTGATTGTTCCCCATTCGGATTTGTCGGCTACATTAAGATTCGATACCGCGAGCAGGAATGTATTTCGGTCTGTGTCATAGACAACCATACATCCGGCATCAGTTGATCTATTGGCGGCAGATGCAAGTTGTATTGTAACACTACTTACAATAGCGTTAAACTCAACTACATCATCGACAAATCCAGGGAGATTGGCGGACGGCACTTTGGCATTTGCATCGAGAGGCGCAATCCCATTCGGGACTCCAATCTTATTGGATAATGTAGTTACATTCGACTGAGCAGACTCTGCCTCGGATTTGGCAGTCTGAGCCGTTTCTTTGGCTGCCTGGGCGGTGTCATATGCACTTTGTAGTTTCACTTTATCGGCGGCAGTCATCAATCCCGCTTTGCTTGTTGTCGCAACTGGGATTGATGCGGTGATGGTCTTGCCAACCGACGAGATTGAAAGTGTGGCGGTACTTTCAGCAACAGTTATAGTCGCCGATTTCAGCTCACACTTATTGATGAGAGTTCTGAGAGAGTCTTGCTCCGATGAGGACAAAGACGCTATCAAATCCCGGAGCACCTTATACGTTACTCTCTTCCCTCCGTTAATCTCGAAACTATCGCTATCGCTCAACGATGTAACGGGCGTGAGTTGGTCGATAGTCCGAGAATTTGTGCGGATTGAGGAAAGCACGGCACTGACGATGCTCTGCTGTTCGTCTGGAGTGATTGCCATACTTAAAGAATTAATCTGTTAATAGTTGAAGAAGTTGCTCTATAATTGGTATCATCTACGCGGCGCATAGCAGCGTGATTCCTTTGCTCAATAACAGGATCAAGATTGGTTGATTGTTGGAGAGTCTGGTTAAACACAAAGCTGTTTACGCCCTCCAACTGAACTGTCAGTTCAGGCACATTCGCCTCTTTTCGGCTGTACTTAATACCATCGAAATAGACATGGGAGCAGATGAGTATTCGGTTGAGCATTTCGCCAAACCACACGGGAACACCCATACTGCCGCCGAGGGTGAATCTTTTTTGAGTGGATTCAAGCCCGAACAATTGGGATATGTCTGCATACTGTGTCACAAACTGTTCACTTTCAACGTTGAAAGTCCAATTGCTATCTTTGAATCCTCCTGGGACTCGGAAATCAAAGAAATACTGCATCCCGTCGATAAAGAACACTGCGTCTTGACGCTGGCGGTTGTTCCTCATCGAATACTGAATCAGTGTTGTCTTATTCAATATCAGAGGGTCATCGGTAACTCGAAACACCTCACTACGACCGACACCCATTATATTTACTGAATAATAGCCGGTCGACAATGAGATTGTTGTGAACCTCAGAGTAACAGTGTCGTTTATGTCCCACTGATTGAACTGAATTTGATGCAGGACCGCTCCGTCCGGCTCACTTATAATCTGGGCGACAACGGTATCATTACGCCCTCCTATGAGCTGCAAGAGTATCTGGTCAGTAGTGGCGAATGTCTGAATATATTCGCTATCTATCCCATCAGCCTTGCGATTGATGAAAAATAGCGGGGTGAATGGGCTTACTATCATAGCTCGATATCATTAACGATTAGTTCGTATTTTACGGCCTCATTCGTGGCATATTTGAATGTGGCATCTTTTACAAATCCCCTATACAGGATACCATTACTTTCAATTTCTATGAGATTGTTTTCAGATGCCGGTTCATCAATTTCATCAGTTGTAAATGATACTCTACCACACGTCATCAAAGGAGCATCAAGATCTATATCTTCAGACATAGCTCGGCCATCTATAACAATAGAGCTATTCCCCATGCTCGAAGCAAATTCAAGATGAAGATGCTTTGCCTGCATTCCTATAAATCCGGCATTTGCCTGGATACAAGCTATTGGAGAAAATGCGCCATTGAATACCATATCAGATATAGTATTTTCTATTCTAATGGTTCTATCCGGAATAAGTAACCCATTCTCACTTTTAGAAAGCACAAAGAAAACATCCTTATCACTTGACGAGTCTGTAGTATCCTGCCCACGCTTCTGAACGGCGAACTCAATACCATAGCAATCTGCTCGATATTTACTGATGAGACTAAGTTTCTTATCGTTAACAGTATGGCCGGTGGAGTAAGTATTATTGAAGTTAAACTCATCACGCCCATTGAAGCCTTCATAATCCTGCTTTTCGTATCCGATAGTAATTGCCGAATAAATCGAACTTGAATCAACAGAATACGAGACATCCCGAACGTTGTTTATTCTCATAGTTGAGGCGTCAGATTTAAACAGCTCAGAACGGTGGATAAAATTGATTACTTGGTTATCACAAATAGCCATTTCAACATTTCCATCATATATGTGAAGATTATAATTACTGTCGAAATAACACCCTTCTTTATCTTCTCCTATAAAAATGGTGTCCAAACGAGCTTTACCGGTTTTCGGGTCGTTATACGCATCACTGCCTTCCCATTTAGTGTAGTAATTGTTGCCACCGTCAGAATTGTAATCACCCAAAACAGCGCAGTATGGAGTCCCCTGTATTATCACAACTTGGGTTCCTGGCTCGACCGGGCACATCATATGCAGAAGATTATCATTTGCGGAAATCGGCCATGAATTGTAGAATATTGACTGCTTTCTTTTGAATTGTGCCTTTGTGCGCGGGCCAAGACAATATGTATAACCGAATACTGTTTGCATCCAGTCTACAAACTCTGTGAATGATGAGTATATCTTTGCATCACCAATTCCACGAACACTCTCAGCCGCTAAAAGATACGTATTGGCAAGGCGATTATCGAAATCACTAAATGTTACACCAACATTAACCTTACCCATGCTAATACGATTGAGAATTTTTTCGCAAAAATCAAGAGGCCGTATTACATCAATTTCAGCACTTTTTCCTATTCCGCCCCAAGAAATCTCAATTTTCTGGTCGAGCATTAAAATCCAAAAAGGCCCAGGGCGAGAACCTAAACCGGGATTCGCCTCAGCTCCAATCCAGATTTTATCACCTTCCTTCAAGTCAACCGAATAGGTGTATTCGGGAATTTGCCGCATATATTCATCTGAAGACATCTTTGAATCCATCCATATGAATAAATTATCCTCGGATGTAGACGCCTCATTGACCCACCATTTCCAGATAGTATTTGTTTGTTTAACAAATGCTGTTGCGCCAAGTGTAGCTGGCGTTAGTATTGGCAGGTCCCCAGGTTTATCATATTCGCCTCTATATGTTATCAAGAAACTTTGGCTGCATAATGGACCTATTTTAGTAGTCACATCATTACTTGTTTTGTAAATTGTTACTCCAAAGTTTGCGGGTTGACAAGCATTAATCATATCTATTGCAATACCTCCCTTTATTGTAATAGTGACATCTGTTTTTGCTGATACCATATAGCTACCATCATCTGTGGTTTGGTCATTATACAGTAACTTTTCGTTGACAAGCACATTTTCTGTAATAATGTTTACAGGTATCCTATAAACAACACCCAAAGCACCAGGAACAGATAACTTCATAGTTGAACTATCATCGATTGTTTCTCCAATAACCTGATATGATACAATTTCTGTCATAGGAATACGGTCATAGTTTAACTGCGATGCTATTGGAATATCACTACCGACTCCAAACTCATACTTGGTACTCTTGTTTGCTTTGATGAGAGCGGCAAGACTATTGTCTACGCAGTTGACTTTTAGGATATTGTTGTCCCATACTATGGTTGAGAAATCAATTGGAGCTGCAAATCGTTCTTCCCACACCCAACGGTCTGTAATGGTATAAAGATATAGAGTTGCAACAGCATTGAATCCATCTCGGAGATACAAGGCCATCAACATATCGTATGCATCGCCAACAAACTCAAACTGCGATGAGAACGAGCGAGTGACACCACTAAAATCTGCACGCTTGTAAGCACACCGAACCTCATCCCAATTCTTAATACATTCATTAGGAATCTCGGTCCTTTGGCCGTCTATTTCTATAAAATATTTCGTGAGCATAGTTTTGGTCTTTTCGCAAATGTAAGCCAAAACATCGCCGGCTCAGCCAAACGGCTCAAATTCTGCCAAATGACAAAAGCGCATAACTCACTTTAACTCTTTGAGTTTGTGAATTATGCGCCCGAAGTTGCCCTGAAAGCGACTTTTACTATGGGAGCATCGGAGAGGGGCAAATCACCACATTGCCGCAGATGTAATCGCCACTCCACAATGCTCGGTGGAGGTCGGCAATTCCGGTGGCTATCGGATTGTACTCTTTATCAAATTTGCCCTCTTCGTTGACAATCATAATCTGGTCTTTGGTGAGGTGTACGATCTCAATATAGCCCTCGACATGAGCCTGAGCCTCTTCAAGCTCAAAGGTTTCCCCGTTCTCGGGGAAGATTTCGTTTATATCTCCCCCGACGGTGATAAGGTAGGCTTTGGCAGGTTGCAGTTCCATCAGATTGCGCAGATTAGATTCTCTACTTTGAAACAGCGGAATCCGTTCTTTTCGGTGTCAAAGTAAGCCATAGTCTTGTAAGACGGTTTGGTTACTTTCTTACCACCGAGTGTGGCACCGGCAGGTACATTTCTGAGAGTGCCCACAGCCTTACGGATAGAGCCGTCGGCTTTGGTGTAGTAGAATGTTACCACGCCCTCGCGCATGGCTTTCGCGAGGCGGTAGAGCTGCCACGCTTTTATCATGCAGATGCGCCACGCCTGCTTGGTGGCTTTCCAGAGTTGCCATGCATACTTCATCACTCTCACGCGGAAATTATTTTTCTTTTCCATAATTAAGGGGTTTATTGGTTTGACTTTTAGTTGGTTATTGTTTTATTTTCTGATGTAAAGTTAGCCATTATTTACAAGAGACACAAACAGAATGACCACCATTTAGCGTCTGATTTTCACCATTTTACCACCTTAACATTTACTGACATTTTAGGTAACTACTCAGGTAGGTTTGTCGTACTCCCCCATGCACAACTTCCCTCGTTGCAACCAACGAGAGTAAAT